AAGATTTACTGACCTGCCAACTGTTTCTCCTAATGGTTATGTCGTAGAAATAAAAGGAGATGAATCTACAAACTTTGATAATTATTACGTTAAGTTTGTTACTAATAATGGTGGTGCTTTTGAAGAAGGACAATGGGAAGAGACTGTAGAAGCTGGCATACCTTTTAAGTTTGACTATGCAACAATGCCACACGTTCTTATACGTCAGGCTGATGGTAATTTTAGATTTGCAAGAGTAGATGGTGATAGTTATACAGCAGCAGGTCAAACATTTTTTTTACCTAAATGGGGTGAACGTACTGTTGGAGATCAAGATTCTGCACCTAACCCTTCTTTTATTGGAGCTACTATAAATAACGTATTTTTCTTTAGAAACAGATTAGGGTTTTTAGCTGATGATAATGTTGTTTTATCAAGAGTTGCAGAGTTCTTTAACTTTTTTCCTGAGACAGTTATATCTGTTATAGATTCTGACCCTATAGACGTTGGTGCTTCTCATACTAAAGTTGCTATTCTCAAACACGCAGTAACTATGGGAGAACAGTTGATATTGTTTTCAGATCAAACGCAATTTGTTCTTACGTCTTCTTCTGATACGTTGACACCAAAGACTGCAAACGTAGTAGTAGCAACAGAATTTGAATCTAGTGATTCTGCACAGCCTGTAGGTTCTGGTTCTTCTATCTACTATCTAACCCAGAAAGGTAGTTTTGCTGGTGTAAGAGAATATATAACACAAGAAAATGTAGCTATCAAAGAAGCAAGCAACATCACTATTCATGTACCAAGACTAATACCAAGTAATATTTTTAAATTAGCTGTCAGTACAAATGAAGATGTTTTAGTTTTGCTTGGTACAGACAATCCAAACAAGCTGTATATAAACAGATGGTTGTATGGAGAGAACTTTCAAAAGATATTAAATAGCTGGTCAACTTATACCTTTAATTCTGCTAGGTCTATAAGAAATGTAGATTTTATTGGTACTGATTTATTTTGTGTAGTTGAAGAAGCAAATGGTACAACCTTAGAAAAGATACCTTTTGAAGCAGAATTTAAAGAAGCTAACTCAGAGTTTGAATTTCATTTAGATCATAAAGTTACAGAAGCAACAACAGGTGTATCTGTTGCTTATAACTCAAGCACTAATGTCAGCACCTTTACAGTGCCTTATAGACTTAGAGCTAATATGAATATTGTTGGTAGATATTTAGCTAGTGGTGAGACAAGTACATTTGTTAATACACAAGGTACTACAGTCACGTTAAAATCTGGACAACTACTACAAACTACAAACGCTACAGATGGTTCTACTTCTACCATTACAGCTACAGGTGATTTCAGAAATAGTAAATTTATTATTGGTGAACCTTTCTTGATGCACTATAGGTTTAGTCAACAAAGACTTACAGAAGGTGCTGGTCAAAGAAGTGAATTTATTAGTGGCAGATTGCAGCTACATCACTTCTATATAAAGTTTGAAGATACAGGATTTTTTAGAGTAGAAGTAACACCTGAGAACAGAGATACAAGTACACATAAATTTACTGGTCGTTTGCTTGGTGCTGCGTCTGCTGCTATTGGTCAAATAAATCTAGAGACAGGCACGTTTAGAGTACCAATAATGAGTAGGGCAGATAGGGTTGATATAGATGTGAAGAATGACACTTTTTTACCAACACAGTTATCAAGTGCAGAATATGAAGCTATGTTCTATATGAGAAGTCGTAGAGTCTAGATGGGGTATTTGAGAAAAGCAAACATACATGACCTCAATCATGTATGTAAAAACATGAGAGAGATAGACAAAATAGAAGCTTATTATCAAACAGGCAAAGAACCAGAAGATGCACTACGACTGACATATCTGTATGGAGAGCAGGTATTGACTATAGCTGGTGACGAAGATCAACCAATGGGGTTATGTGGTGTGATAAGTGATGGGTGTATATGGTGTATAACAACAGATGAATTGTTTAGTAATAAAAAATATAAAATACAATTAGTAAGAGAAGGTAAGAAATGGGTAGATAATCTATTGAAAAATTATAATTTGCTATACAATATGGTATATGCTGAGAATACAACAGCTATCAAATGGCTGAAAAGTCTTGGGTTTACTTTTATTAATTATCACGCAAAATATGGAGAACAAAGTAAACCATTTTATGAATTTCTGAGGATTGCCTAAATGTGTGTTCCTATACTAGGACTTGGTGCTACGCAAGGAGGATTGTTTCTTGGTTCTCTTGGTCTTAGTTTGGCTAGTGGAATTGCACAAAGGAACGCAGCTAGGGCAGCAGCAGATCAGCAATATCAAAGTGCATTAATACAAAATAGATCAGCAGAACAAGCTTTTGCTAATCAACAAGAAGCTTTGGCAGCACAACTAAAAGAAACTAGAGCAAATGCAGCAGAAGATAAGTTTGCAAAAACTATTGAGACTTTACAAGCACAAGGTAGAATCAGGGCATCAGAGCAAGCAGGTTTGACAGTTCAAATGTTATTACAAGATCAAGAAGGACAGTTGGGTATATATAGAGATTCGGTTGATAGAACTTTATCTTCATACTTTAGACAGTATCAAAGAAATGTAGAAGGTCTTGTATCTCAACGTGAAAACAGACGTAATGATTTACAAAGTGGAATCAACCAAGCATATAACGCAATACCAAGTTTAGGTTCGATTTTACTAAATACAGCAGCATCAGGTCTTAACACCTATAGCCAATTAGTACCAGTATGACAAGTAGTTTTCCAAGCAGAAGCGGTCAAGTTTTTGATAGGCCAGTTGATACCTATGTAGCAGAACCTAGGGTATTACCTAAAACTGGTGCTGAAGAACTTGCAACAATTTTGCAAATTGTTAACCCTGCCTTACAAAAATTTATTGGTAAAAAGATGGCAGATACAAGTGCTAAATTACAAAGAGATGGTATGGAACTTGTATTGGGTGCAGATAATGAAGAGTTAAAAAATATTATAAAACAAGTAAAAGATAGAGATGGTAGTATTGCAGCTAGAAAACTTGTAGGTGGTAATATATTTACTCAAGCAGGTGTAGAAAGACAACTAGCTTTAAATCTTGGTGCAGTTGCAGAAGCAAAGACTAAACAATTTTTTGAAGATTATACAGTACAAAAAGAATTACCAAGTGGTACGATTATCAATCTACCATTATCAAGTTTTGATATTGCTTCTGGTGAATATCAAAATGCTTTAGCAGAATACAGAGAAAATAATTTAACAGATACACAAGGTATAAGATCAAGCTATGTAACTGAATTTATTTTTCCAAAACAAGCAGCAGCTTTACAAAAAATATTAAACAATCAAACTACAAGAAGTGCAGAAAATAAAATATCTAATTTTGAAGTAGGATTTGAAGAATCTGTTTTTAGTAACTATTTAAAAATAGATGACTACAACGAAGATATTGAACTAAACATTATTCAAAATGATGGTTTTATAGATGGTCAAACACACGCTTTAAAAGTAATACAAAAAGATATGGACACTATGGTAAATCTTGGTTTATCTGAGTCTGTATCACCTTCTATGATGACAGAAATAATAAAGAAAAATGCAAATAAAATTATAGCTTTTTATAGAGACTCAGGTATGAGTGAAACACAAGCTATGGAAGAAGTAGATGATTTTATTGATTTTGTAGGTCAACTTAAAGTAGGACCAAGAAATGTAAACAAAAAAGGAGAAGTTATACAAAGAGATTTAAAAAGTTTTCTTGATGCTGATAACAGCATTATTAATATGAAAAAAGAAATATTTAAACAGTTAAATGATTTTCAAAAGGAAGAAACAGAATATGCAGAAAACGCAAAACAAAACGATATTAATAACAGATTAGATCAATTAGATTTTGCTAGTGATGATCTAGAGGTTATACAAAACAATGCAAGAATAATAAAAGGATTAAAAAATGATTACAAAGATGAAATAGATTTTGTTGATACACAGGTTACTCTTAGAAACTTTAACGTAGATGGTTGGTTTTTAAACTTTCAGAAGAGATGGGTTAGTGGTGAGTTTGATGGTAACAAGTTAGCTGCACGAACAGAATTAAATAATTTTATGATTTCACTAGGCTCTAGTGCAACAAAAGAAGACAAAGGAGAATTTACAAGATTAGATAACCTTGTAAAAAGTCAATCAGGACAAGGATTATTGAGTCAATATCCAGAAATAAAAGGAGTTATAAAGTTTGGAAGAAAAGTTTTAGCAACACCAAATGAATATGGATTTGATACATTTTCCGCACTTACAGAAGAACAACTATATGATTTAAATTTTAAATTTCAACAAGAAGTAGAAGCAGTTGTTGTAGATACAGAAATTTCAACACAACAAAAAAGAAAAATAGTTAATGATCTTATAAGTTTTTATAAAGAACAAATTGGAAATATTAAAAATCAAACTTATACTTTTTTTGATGAAGATAATAACATTAGTGGATACAAACCAAATCAATTTAAAAACAACCAAGAATCAAACTCTGTAGATATACCAGATGAATTTAATTTAAGTAGTTTAAACACATCAGAAAATCAAAGGATAGTAAGTGATGTTGTTAACTCATTAGGTGCTACAGATGGCAGTTTACTTGCTATGGCTACTCCTACAGATACAGAACAAATTACAATAGTAGGTTCAGAAGAACCAAGTGGAGTAAAAAGATTTGAAGCTAACTTTCCTGTCTTTTACAAACTAGCTAAAGATGCAGGGCATAAGTTTCCAGAAGTAACAGCAGCACAAGTAATGCTAGAAACAGGTGGTGGTGCAACACCTTCTGCTACAAACAATTATTTAGGTCTAAAAGCTACACAAGATGAAGCTGATAGGGGTGAATCAACTTTACAAAATACAACAGAAAATGAAAATGGTGAAGTTGTTTCTATACAAGATAATTTCAAAAACTTTAATAGTTTACAAGATATGATGAATCAATATAAGACACAGTGGAATGATGACTTTATGGGAAGAAAGGGTACTGTTAATGTAGATACTGCTGAAGAAGCAGCTAAGTTGTTACAGGCAAATGTCTTTGCAACTGACCCTAACTATGCCAAGAAGATTATGCAAATAATCAGAGATGCAAAACGTAATCCACCACTATTTTAGATATGACAGACTCAGCGATTTCTAACCAGTTAAATAACATGGAAGAACCACCTGTCGTCAATAATCAATTTAAACCTAAAAATACTTTTGAAGAAGATCAAAGCCTTATAGATTTTGATACTACATATAGCTTAAGTGACACTATTAATAATTTTTATATAGATGAAAATGATCCTATAGATTTTAATTTTGAAGAAATAAATAAAACTAGAAAAACTTTTGCAAGTTTAACAGAGCCACCAAAAGAAAAACAAAATTTAAAAGGTTTAGCTAAAGGTCTGGGTCTTGAGATAGGTGTAGGTTTAGGTGCTGATGCTGCACTTGCACCTTTATTAGCTGGTGGTCCTGTTGGTATTGCAGCTTATGGTGGTGGTCAATTTGCTGTTGGCTATTTTGCAAACATACAAGCACAGAAATTAAGAGGAGTAAAAGAAATTAGTCAGGCAGAAGCTATATCTGCTGGTCTATTTCAAATAATACCTGCTGGTTCTACAGCAAAAATAGGTAAAGGTGGACTTAAGAAAGCTGCTATGCAAGGTGCTGGCTTTGCTACAGGTGAAACTTTTGTTAGAGACTTATTAGGAGATGATGTAAGTCGTGATGAATATTTAGCAAGTATAGGTTTAGGTGGTGCTTTCG